CTCTGCCCGATGCCTGGGCGCTCACTGACGGCCGCCGCGATATCATCGTCAAGTTTCAAGACAAGGAATAGCCCGTGTCCATCGCGGTCGTGACAAGCTGCTCGCTTGAAGGTTGGACATGTTATGGCCGACGATGCTTGGCCACCATGCTCTATCACTGGCCCAAGGAGGTGCCAATACACGTCGTCAGTGAAGACAGCTTGCCTATCTGCCAACTACCCAACATTTTGAACCCGAGGGCAAGAATATGCTTGTGGCCCTTACTCAGCAACCCCTCAGCCAAGTCATTCTACGACGTCCAGAAGTACAGCCAAATTGCCCGAGGGCTGCGCATGGGCAAGTACAACTTCCGACAAGATGCGTGGCGGTTAAGCAAGAAGGTGTTTGCAATCGAGCTTGTCGCGACCAAGTTAACGGGTGGCCGACTGATCTGGCTCGATGCTGACACCCTCACCTTTGCCGACGTGCCACTGGAAATGCTGCAACGCATGCCGCCCGAGGGCTGCGGCATTGCTCATCTAGACCGGCCGGGCTACCACAGCGAGTGTGGATGGATAGCCTACAACCTAGATGTAGAAGGTGTGCGCCAGTTTATTACCCGGTTCGCCGCCTTGTACGAGACGAAGGAGGTGTTTCAACTTACGGAATGGCACGACAGTTGGGTATTTGACTGGCTTCGCAAGCGAACACCCAATGTCAAGAGCTGGGCGATACCACACAAGAACTCAGGTCACCCATTCGTCTACAGCGAGCTTGGCAAGTACATGGATCATTTGAAGGGTGCTCGGAAGCAATCGGGTATCAGTGCCGATCACCCAAGGTTTCAGCGACGTAAACCCAGAACCTAGGAGTTCACACATGAAGCCTGTCAATGGCATGAAGAAGATCAGGGGCGTCTGGCTGCCCGAGTACGACACCCATTTCGAAGAGCATCTGGCCAAGGGTCCGACCTACAAAGGTCGGGGCACTTACCAGATGAAGAAGATCCTTGAAGCCCTGAAGTTCGTGCCGATCAAGCGTACCGCGCTCGATATCGGCGCGCATGTCGGGTTGTGGTCCATGTGCCTCGCAGATCACTTCAACCAGCTCCACGCCTTCGAGCCGATGCCCGACCATATCAAGTGCTACCGGAAGAACATGGCCTTCTACCTCGAAGGGATGCGCCACGTGCAGCTCTACGAAGTCGCGCTCGGAAACGAGGTCGGCGAAGGCAAGATGGACGTGACGCTCGATAACACCGGCAATGCCCACATCGTCGGGTACAGCAGGATGGGCGTCAACGGGCAGGGCGCCGTGTCAGTTGACCTCCGCCGCTTGGACGACTACACTTTTGAGGACGTCACCTTCATCAAGATCGACGTGGAAGGCTTCGAGCTTGAGGTCGTCAAGGGTGGAGAGGCGTTGATCAAATCCCAGAAGCCGGTGATGGTCATTGAACAGAAACCGGGCATGGGTCAACGATACGGGTACGGCGAGCGCGAAGCTGTTGACCTCGTTATCACTTGGGGGGCCAAGATAGCGTGGGAAAGGAGCGGCGACTTCTGCCTTACCTGGTAACCATCAGGAGTACAGAATGGCAGCGAGGACTGTGTGCATCGGCTACGACAGTCGAGAGCAGGCGGCATACGCCGTCGCTCACAAGTCGGTGAAGCGGCACGGTAATGGCACCGACGTTATTCCGCTGGTGCTCAAGGAGCTGCAGGACGACGGGTTGTACCGCCGACCTATGCAAGTATCCTCGGATGGCAAGCTGTACGACATGATCAGCGAGCATCCTATGAGCACCGAGTTCGCCAACTCACGGTTCCTCGCAGCCGAGATCACCCGCCGCACCTTTCGCAACTCCCGAGAGTGGGATCGGTACGGTTGGGTGCTCTTCATGGACTGTGACGTGCTCGTGCGTCGGCCGCTCACCCCCTTGTTCGAGTTGATCGAGGCCAATCCCGACAAGGCCGTGTACTGCGTCAAGCACAACCATCAGCCCCAGGGTGGGCTGAAGATGGATGGGGTGGTCCAAAGCCGTTACACTCGCAAGAACTGGTCGAGCGTCATGGCTATCAACATCGACCATCCCAGCAATAAGAAGCTCACTGTCGAGTTGATCAACACCGTCCCCGGCCGCGACCTTCACGCCTTTTGCTGGCTCGACGATCAAGAGATAGGCGAGTTGGATATGGAGTGGAATTGGTTGGTGGGCCACTCACCCACGTTGCGTAACGACACATTCAGCGGAGTTCCTACTCGTGTCGAGCCCAAGATCGTCCACTTCACCGAGGGCGGGCCCTGGTTCGAGGGCTATCGAGATGTGCCCTACGCGGGCGAATGGCTCGCAGCCTTGCTTTACTGAGGCTTTTGGGAGCCCTGGTCCAGCCCAGTATGTTAATGCTAGGCTGATCGACTTGGGCTTGGGGTTTAATTACCGCACGCACAACCTTCTGATCTAAGCAACCTCTAAATCGGGGGAGTGGGGACTATGCCGCCCTGATGGGGTGTCATCAAAATGCCACAAGTATCCAGTCCAGTACAACATGCCTGAGTGGGGACGAAGCACGATGATCGGCGATCTTCCAACCGTTTACCAGCAAGTTATCCATAGATCACGGTACGCACGGTGGAATGATGAGAAGGGGAGGCGGGAAACTTGGCCTGAAACTGTTGCGAGATACTGTAACTTTTTCCACCAGCACTTGCTCGAGAATTTCGACCTCGATATCGGGCCCATGAACGATCCTCACAGCCCGCTCGGCAAAGCCTTCCTCGGTATCCACGCGCTCTACGCAATGCCGAGCATGCGCTGCATGATGACCGCCGGCCCCGCGCTCCAGAAGGAGCCACTATGCGGGTTCAACTGCAGCTACCGCGCCATCGACAATCCACGAGCATTCAGCGAGATCATGTATGCCCTCATGTGCGGGTGTGGGGTGGGGTTCTCGGTCGAGCGGCAGTTCACCGGCCGACTGCCAATGATCCCCAAGCGACTGAAGCCTACCGACGAGGTGATCGTCGTCCAGGACAGCCGCCGTGGTTGGGCTGAGGCCTTCCAGACCCTAGTCGACCGCCTGTACGCCGGCAACACCCCACAGTGGAATGTCGAGCTTGTACGTCCAGCCGGCGCCCGCCTCAAGACGATGGGCGGTTATGCCAGCGGACCAGCACCCTTGGTCGACCTCTTCAAGTTCACCATCGAGCTCTTTAAGCAAGCACAAGGTGACCGGCTTAACTCGCTGCAGTGCCACGACCTCGCCTGCAAGATCGGGGATATCGTGGTGGCCGGCGGGGTCAGGCGCTCGGCCCTGATCTCACTCAGCAACCCCAGCGACCTACGGATGCGCGACGCCAAGTCGGGCAACTGGTACCAGCTTACGCCTTGGCGTTCGCTGGCCAATAATTCGGCCTGCTACACCGAGCGGCCGAGCACGGGCGTGTTCATGGAAGAGTGGATGGCACTCTACAAGAGCAAGTCGGGTGAACGGGGTATCGTGAACCGGGAGGCCCTGATCACCAAGACACAGGGGCTTGGGCGGCGGGTGCACTGGGATCATTTCGCTGGTGAGGAAGCCAACGACTTGATCGACTTCGGCACCAACCCCTGCGCGGAGATCATCCTCCGATCGGCGCAAACCTGCAACCTCAGCGAGATCGTGGCGAGGGCAGGAGACGATATCAAGATCCTGCAGTTCAAGGCCGGGTTGGCATCGATGCTGGGTACGTGGCAGGCCACCCTCAGCAAGTACGGATACATGGGGCCGGAGTGGCAGGAGAACGCTGAGGAGGAGCGGTTGCTCGGCGTCAGCATTACCGGCATCATGGATTGCCACACGCTTAGCGACCGACACGATTCCAACTTCGCCTCGTATTACAAGACTATGCGGGAGTACGTCATTGGTACCAACGAGGCTTGGGCCAAGAAGTTAGACATCCACCGAGCGGCCGCACACACGTGCGTCAAGCCGAGTGGCACGGTTTCTCAATTGGTCAATGCCGCCAGCGGGGTGCACGACCGGTTTGCCCCATTCTACTTCAGGCGCATCATCATGGACAACCACGATCCGATGTGCGAATTCCTGAAGGATCAGGGCATACCCAATGAGCCCAGCGACTACAACCCCAAGACAAACACGGTGTTCACCTTCCCAATCAGGTCGCCCGGTGGCCATACCAAATCGGCTCACCCGGCTATCGAGCAGTTGGAGCACTGGAAGGTGGTCAACAACGTCTGGGCCGATCACAGCGTCAGTTGCACCATCGAGGTGGATGAGCACGAGTGGCCCGAGGTCGGCGGCTGGGTCTACAAGAACTTCGACGAGATCAGTGGCATCAGCTTCATTCCCAAGTCGGATACGGTGTACAGCCAGATGCCGTTCGAGGCTTGCACCGAGGAGCAGGTTGCTACACTCGAAGCCGCGATGCCGAAAAACATCGATTGGAATATGCTCGCCCAGTATGAACATCAGGACACAACCAAGGTCGCGCACGAACTAGCGTGCGCTGGTGGAGTATGCGAGTTGGTGCAATGACATGGGCTCTTGTCGCTGGTGGTGCGCAGTGCGTGTGGGAAGATATGGCTCGTGCTGAAGCAATGCTAGGCAAGCCAGATATCCTGGTAGGCGTCAAGGATATTTGGATGGAGATGAGAGTCGATCACTTTTGCACCTTCCACGCCGATCGCATCAAAAAGGAACTGGCCACGCGTCGCAAGCGTGGCCTGCCTGACCCCAGCGCGATATGGACTAACTCAGCCGTCAAGATCCCCCCTATCCCTGAGATTGAGATCAAGTACCTAAATCTTAGGGGTGGTAGCAGCGGGTTGCTGGGCGTCATGGTCGCCCTTAGGAATGCAGACAAGGTTGTGCTCTGCGGCATACCCATGAACCCTGAGATGCGCCATTACCATCAGCGCAAGCATGGTAAGCCGTGGCGAGAAGGCAAGCTGTACCTCGCCCATTGGCAACAGCACTTGCCTACGCTGCGCGGGCGGGTTAAGAGCATGTCAGGCAATACCAAGGAAATGCTTGGCTACCCTACCAGGGAATGGGTATATGGCACTGCTGACCAAAACTGAAGCTCGCATCGATGGCCTCCTCGACCGGCAAAGCCGGGTTATGCGCCTGCAGTTCCAAGGATTTGTGCGTGGGTTACAGACTCCTGAGGTTACCGAGGCCGTCATTACCCTGACCCGCATGGGCAATATCGAGGCCATCCTACGCATTGTCGACGATCGGATCGCCCAGTTGGCAAACGTGCTAGGTGAGATGTACCTAACCGCCGCGCGCAGCGAAGCCGACGCCCTACTTGAGAAGGCCAAGTTCAATTTCGACGTGGCAGACCCCGAGGTCGGCCGACAACTACGCCAGAATAAGCTCAATTTCGTTCAGAATCTAACCATGCAGCAACGCGACGTTATCCGCGAGGCGCTGGTACGAGGCATTCGGCGCGGTGATAGCCCAGCGCAAATGGCCACCCGGTTCAGGAACTCAGTCGGGCTCACCAATCCACAACGGCTCGCTATTGAGAACTACCAGCGCAACCTGGAACAAGGTAACTCGGCCGCGCTGCGGGCGGCATTGAGACCCCAGCAATTCGACGCTCAGGTAGCAGAAGCCATCGATGGCAACGATGTGCTGACTGTAAACCAGATCGAGCGCATGGTCGGCGCCTACACACGCAACCTGTTACAAGCCCGAGCCGAGGCCATCGCCAACACCGAGAGTCTACGTATGGTGAGCCAAGGCCGCGATGCCGCTGCTCGGCAGGCATTGAGCCGGCAGGGTGGCCAGCCGAGCCAAGGCAAGAAGACATGGCTGCGGACCACCTCGCTTGAACCACGCGACAACCATCTCTCAATCGTCGGGATTACAGTCGCTCTCGATGAGGCGTTCACAACCCCGAACGGAACGCAGTTCATGTACCCCGGCGATACTAGCTTGGGGGCGGGCCCGAGCGAGATTATACACTGCAAATGTGGCATCGAGTACACCTTCGGAGAATAACCCATGATCCTACCCGCTCAGAATATCCGCAAGCTCTGCACCCAGGGTTGGATGCGGCCGACCGACGTGACTGCTCTAAAAGTCGATGGCTTCGGTCGTGAAAACGTCGAGGTTGTGGAGTTCATCAATGTTAAGATGATCACGCCGTTCGTCGAGCGCGGCGAGTTCATGGGCAAGACCTTCGGCCTCGGCTCGTGCACCTACGACTTCACTCTCGATCAGGTGCTTACCGAGGACAACGAGCTCCTCTCAGAGTACGTGGTGGAGCCGCTCGAAGCCGTGCTGGCCAGTACCAAGGAATTCGTGGACATGCCCTTCAACGTGTGCGGCTCGATCCTCGACAAGTCGAGTTGGGCCCGCATGTTCATGTCGGCGTTCAATACCCATTTCGATCCCGGCTTCTACGGCTACCCTACCCTGGAACTGGTGAACCTCAGCAAGAAGCCTATCCACCTTATCCAGGGCATGCCCATAATCCAGATGAAGTTCGAGCAACTCATCGAGAACACCGAGCTCCCCTACAAGGGCAAATACAACGGCCAGCCGGCTCGCCCCATCATGGCCATTGAAGGTCAGGGCCCTTGGGGTTGCAAAACCAAGTAGAGCCGGCGTATGTTATAGGTGCGAGGGCACTACCCCTAGAAAACCTGCTACCGGGGTTGTGAGCGCGGATGGCGTCGGTTGAAGCGAGTGCCCGCTTTGTGTGTAAATCAGGAGGTCTGAATGAGCAATGGTGGCAAGCCCGGCAACGGGGACGATGACAAGGACGATGACAAGGACGAGCCCGGCGAGCAGCAGGAGGCTGAGACCGGCGACGACGAGAAGGACGAGCGCGACGACGACGCCGGCCGTGACGACGAGGATTGATCCTCACCTGCCTGACCTACTAGAACACTTGCGTTAGCTGCGACTGCGGCCTATAAACTCCCCCGGCTCACCACCGGGGGATTTTTTGTACCCTCTGTGCAGAAACAGGAGGGCGCCCTGCCATACGCTCGTAATCAAGACCTGCCTGCAAACGTCAAGACCCCCTTGCCGAGCGCGGCTCAAACTCTATTTCGCCGAGTTGTCAACGGCCGGCTTGCGGCTGGGCAAAGCGAAGAAGCCGCTTTCAGGCAGGCTTGGTCTGCTGTGGGGCAACAATACGAGAAGCCCAAGAACGGTGGTAAGTGGGTACACAAGCGCATGGCCCCCATGTTCGGCCGACGCCCGCTTGAGAATGCCGCCGAGGTCATCGCTCACTTCAAGGAACAGGGCTTCAAGACTGCCCAGCTTCCCCGCGATATGCACGTCACCCTCGCTTACAGCAAGCAGGCAGTGGATTGGCCAGATCAGGACGATGACAGCGTTATCATTCGCTCGCCCCGTGATCGGGCCGTCGCGGCGCTGGGCGATGGTGGCGCAATCGTGCTCAAGTTCTACAGCCCCACTCTGACCCGCCGATGGGCTGAACTCTGTGAGCACGGCTGTGCCTGGGAACACGACAGTTTCACGCCTCACGTCACCATCACCTGGGATGCTGGCGATGTGGACCTGAGCAAGGTCGAGCCCTACAAGGGCGAACTACGTTTTGGACCCGAGATATTCAGTCCAATCGATGAGAATTGGGAGGGTATGCACACCGAAAAGCGTGAGCCAGCC